TCATAGGGTTCGGCTGGCTCATAGGGTTCGGCTGGCTCATAGGGTTCGGCTGGCTCATAGGGTTCGGCTGGCTCATAGGGTTCGGCTGGCTCATAGGGTTCGGCTGCTACGCCATTTCGCCGGCTTGATTAGCTGCCATTCTTTTGCTAATCTGACCGCTAGCAGGATGTTCCGAGTTCATGGGCATCTGTTTTTCAAGCCCGGCGATCGCGCCGGGCCTTTTTATACCTGCCCCAACTTCACCATCTCCCCTTCCGTCTCAATCAAACCGTTCCGGCGCAGCCAGCTCATGTATGCCCGAAACGTGCTGCTTTTGTAGGAAACCCCAGCGAGCGTTCCGAGTTGAGCTTTGCTCAACGTGGGGCGCTCCAAGAGAGTCTCCAGGAGCCGACGGCAGCCGGCCTGGCCCGCCTTGCGTAGCCACGGCTCGTAAGCGGCGCGGTCCACGCCGTTTGGCCTGGTCGTGCCAAGGTGCTCAAACAAACCCTTCAGCGCGTCATATTGTGGCCGCAGAGCGTCGCGGACGGCTGCCAAGCGTCGTTCCATATCCGTCCTCGCTGCGCGTTCCTGGGCCAACTGCGTGCGGAGCGACTCAACCTGTTCGAGCGCCTGCGAATAAGGAACCTCTAACTCAGTTTTATACGCTGCCCTGGGCTCAGCGATATCTGGAAGCCTGGTCCCTGTATTGGCCGACGGTTTAGCGACCGGCACCGTCGTTTTGCTCAACTGCCGCCGCAGCTTATCCACGAATTCGCCCACGTCGGCCAACGCCGCGGCCTTAGGCGCCACGCCAACCGTCCTGGTCGCCCCCGGATGGAAAGTCAGCCGCTGCCGAATCCTCACCTGCTCAAACGCATCGAGCCACTGTGGGCTCCAAAACCAGCCCGTGCCATTCGCCAGGCCCGCGAGCTCGGCCAGAAACTTCTCCAGCCCGCGAGCCGTCGCTTTGGCCTCAATCCATTCCTCGAGCGCATTCCGGTCGTGGGGACCCGTCGTGCGCATCACCAGCAGGTTTTCGCATTGGCTCAGGACGTCTTTATCCACCGTCGCCGGCCGCTGGGAAATCAAAGTGCAGCCATAGCCGCGATTGCGCCCGAGCCGCACCAGGCGCTCGAGCGCTTCCTTGCATTGCGCCGTCAGCATTACCTTCGTCCGTTGCGGCGCAAACTCCGGAGCCTCCTCGAGGAAAATATGCCGCGGCTGCTCGGGAGTGAACTGCATCAGCGCCAGGCAGAACTCCGTCAGGAACTGGCGCCAGGTGTGTTTGCTCTCCATCGAGAGGTCCACGACGGCGAAAACGTTCTCACTCACCAGCGCCTCCGCAATCTTCCCGCCGGCGCGCTTCTCCAACGGCAGATCTCCGTGCTCGCCCCCAATCACCACCACTGGAAACCCGCTCGGCCGGCCGTCCCGGTCCGCGCGCAACCCCCACCACACGCCGACGGGATCGAAACAAATCCACGGCAGCGATCCCTTGCACATTTCCTCGGCCATCACCGACGCCGTGCAGCTCTTCCCTGAGCCTCTAATGCCAAGGATGGCAAACGTCTGAGTCACAGCGTCGAACGGCAGACCGAACTGTTTACCCGACGTAGTCAGGCCTAAGTTGAGTTGGCTCATTCTATCAACGATTGTTCTCGGGCTTTGGCGATTAGCCGCCGGCTGGCCTCATGCAGCGAGGCCTTGTCTTCCAGCCGAAAGAACTCGATGCCGTCCGCAATCCTTCGCAGACGCTCCGGCACTTCGACGCCCTCGGGCACGAGCAAAAAAATGGGCTTATCCATCATCACCGCCAGCGAAAACTGGATCAAGCTGTCGAGGCCCTTTTTATACTTCTCGGAGAAAAGGGTCATCACGATCGCCGACTCGCGCATTCCCTCGGCCGTGTGTTCCACGAACCGCTCGAGCTCCGGTCGCATCGGATCCAATTCGAACAAATGGCTCACTTCTTCCCCTTTCCGTTTTCGGCGCGTTCGAGCAGCTTCTTGAGGCACTCAAGATGATCCGCCGCTTTGTCGGCGTGGTACAACAACTCCTTATCGGCGGCCGAGTGCCACGCTTGGTCTATTGCCTTGCGCGCAAACCGCAAATCGACGATTGCGTCCACCACCTTGAACCGCGCATCCACCATCTGGTCCGAGCTGTCCTGCCTCTTGCCATTGCGCACGTGCGCCGCCACTGCCACCGGATTGGCCTCAGCCGGCTTTTGCTCTGATGGCCTGGTCCGCGTCAGAAACGGCAACTCCGGTTGCGACGCTGACGAAGCGCGATCCCGAGTCGCCTGCGCCATTTTGAGGTGCAGAGTCCCACACCATCCGATTAGCTTGCGCGCGAAAGCCAATTGTTTGGGCACGACAACATGGCGGTTCAAAAGGCTCGTGGCTGCCTCCCTCAAATCCGCGAGGGCTGCCATCACCGCCTCGGGCTTGCCCGAGAAATTGGAGACTGCGGTCAGCGGCTTGCCCACAGCCTGCACTGACGACTTGTATGCGGCCGCTTGAATCCAGTGACTGGCATCAATCTGCAAAACCCGCACCGCTGCCCATCCCTCCGGACATTTGAACTCGTATTTCTTCGCCTGGCCGTCCTGGTACACGCCGTTCTCGTTCGGCTTCGGCCACTGCCGTTCTTTCACCGCCTCCGCCACGTGCTTGGCTACAGGCTTCCCGCCATGCGCGCGACGCACCGCATCATCCCAAACAGCCTGGCGCTCCTCTTTTGGTAACGGGACCAACGCCCGCACCTGGCTCTCTGTCGCCGGCAAGACCTTGGGCTTTGACGGCCCCGCCTCCAAATCCAACATCACGCCCTCAGCCGAGATAAGCTGGCGCGCGCGTCGGGCGCTCTTCCCCCAACGCTGGCGCACATAATCCTCAAACGTCAGGAACTCCATTCGGAACAGGCCGCCCTCCCGGATCCTCAAAAGCAGCCGGGCAATCTCCCTCCAATGCGTCGCAATCCGGTCGAGCCGGTCCTGGATATCCGCCTCGAGCGCTGCAAACTCTTTGCTCTCGGTTTTGCTCAGCGGCCGCGGCGCCGTCGGCACCAACCCGGCCACGACTCCAGGACCTTTGCTTCTGGGGAAAAGAGCCGTCGCATTCATGATTTTGTCGGTGGATGTTGGATTTCTGCGACCAGTCGCAGAAACTCTCGCAAGTGGGGGTCCGCGAGGACCGCCAGCCAGGCCGCCAGCTCCAGCGCCTCCCCCAGGCGAAAAACAAACTGCCCCATCTCCGGATTCATATTCAGCACCACAACTGTGTCTTGATGGCGCACCACTTCAAACACGTTGCCCCGGTCCTTTGGGAAGCCTGGCGGAGCCCCGGCATACGTGCGGAACTCCTCGAACATCTTCTGCCCCTCAAACTTCTGGGCAATCTCCCCTAGCATCATCTGCCAGCCGGGGCACTCGACTGACAACCGAGCCAACGCCAGCAGGACCGCCTGCCGCTCCGATTCATCCAGCGTGACCGTGATTGCAGGAAAGGGATTGCGCCCGGCAAGCATCGCCTCCGCTTGCTCGGCTGAGAGCGTGCCGCCGTCGTGCCGTTCCTTGTTCACGCCCTCACCTCCACGATAAACCATTGTGAAGGCTCGTTCCGGTCCGGAGTGAACCGCACCTGTTTGCCCAAAGGCAGCGTGTCCAGCCGCGGCCAGATCGCCCGCGCGAAATCCAAGAGCTGTTGATGGTCGCGCGCCTGCTCGATGATGGCCTCTGCTTGCGCCAGCAACGCCGGCGTCGCGTTCGACGATACTGAATCTAGTTTCATCGCCAGTATTGAGCGTTTGTATGCCTCGACCTCAGCCGAAATTTCCGAGCGAACCTGGTGCGCGTTCTTATCCTCGCGAGCGCTCATATTTTGCAGTTAATTTTAGCAACACCCGTATCTACCATGATCCCCGCCGCGCGCGCCCGCTTGATATGCTCGGCGATCAGTTTACGGTTTGGCCGACGGGCCCGCAGCAATACCCCAAGCTCGTAGCCTAAACGGAAAACTTTCATCGTCCGATCCAGCTCCGGCCGTTGCTCAAGCTTCCTGAGAATACTGCGTCGGACTTCATGCTCTTCGCGCGTCATGCCGCTCTCCCTTCCGTTGTTCTCCCGGCCAAAACGAACCCGGCCTTGCCAATCGGCGCTGCCGTCGGTGCCGACGGCCGTGGCTGGCTCACGTAGCCGGCTCTGCCAAGCGGCCCCGGCGCCGGTCCTGGCCGGCGCGCAGCGCGAAGGCATCCGTCCAGGAAATCATTGATGTCTCGCTGCGTGTATCTGACCAGCCATCCGCCCACCTTGTAGGAACGCAGCCGCTTTTTCGACGTCCACTCCCCCACCGTCCGCCTCGATACCCCGAGCTTCTGCGCGACATCCCTCGCCGTCAGGCAAGGATCATCGAGGCCGGGTGTTTGGGGCGCCGGGTTCATCCGTCACTCCGCGAAAGATTCCTGCTCCGGTGCTCGCCGGCGCCGCTCGATGCGCACCCTCAATATCCCGGCCAGCTTCAGCGCTTTCCCGACCTCCTGGCAGAGCGGGCACGGCGGCTTCGTTCCCGTGCCGAAAGTCAGGCTCTTGAGTTTCTCGATGAAGGCCTCCGCCTCGGCTTTGGCTTTTTCTTTGTCGCTCATCAGTTGCCGGTTTGTTGTTGGGCCAATTCAAGCTGCGCGGCTAGGTCTCGCAAAAGCTTGGGTAGCTTCCCTTCGATTTCGGGGAATTCTCCAGTCACGACTTCGGCCAATCCATTCTTTTGGAAAAGCAAAATCACCGCTCCCTTGCCGTTGAACTTTCGGGCGATGACCTCGCACAGGACATCCAGATCGTTGTGGACGATCTTTGCCTGCTGCTCCGGAGTCTTAGCTTGCTGCAACGCTAGTCCGAAGAATGCATTGGACCCAGGCTTCATATCGTCTTCCCCTTGCTTGGGAGCCGGCGGACCACTGCGAACAGATGCTGCCTGACCAGCTCATTCACGTTGCGCAGCGTCTCGGCTGAAACCCTGCTGAACTTATGCGTCCGCGTCTGCTTTGCCTGCTCGAGCAGAAACGTCTTCACGGCCGCCCGGTTCAAAAAGCACGTCTCGTTCAGCGACCGCGGCCGCCGGCCAGCCGATAGGATTATTTGGTCCACTGCCTTTTGCGCGGCCCGGGCGTTGGAAATAAAGCGTTCGAGTTCCTCCATTCAGTCCTCCTTACTGTGCCGTTCGATTAACCGGTGCGCGGCCGCCTGGCCGGCTGCCATCCGGTGCATAATCCCCATGGCCAACTGAATATTCTCCTCCGTCGCCGGCAGATCGACCATCTTCAAAATCTCGGGAATGTCGAAATGCGGGTGCCCGCTCGCATCCTCCCAAATCCGCGGCTCATCAATCCACCGCGCGAACTCGTTTCGCCGCGGGTCTTTTGGATTGTACCCCTGGGTAATCGCACTCATTCGCCGCCTCCTTTCAAACGCAATTGGAAGCCCGCCTTTTTTGCCTCCTGCTCCAGCTTGGCCAGGTTCTCAGCAAACGCCCCCGGGCAGTCAGGAGCCCGATGATCCAGAACCCAGCACAACGCGTCGCAGGCCGCAGACAATGCGCGTCTCCCATCATGCCCCAGGACGATTGGAACCTCCCGATTGATCACCGCGACCAGCACGTCGTGTGCCCGCGCAATTTCGATCTCGCTCCTCACAGCTTGAGCCTTCTCCTCTTGACCTCGCGCAGCAGCGCAGCCAGCACCGGCCGCCGCGCGCTAAGTTCCCAATCACTCAACGCCAGGGCCGCCTGGTCGCAAACAGAGCAGAGATCGGGCTCGCCCGGCGCCCATTGGCAGCCCCCTGGGCAGGCGTCTGTTTCTGTGCACCCACACACCCGGCACCTGGTGAGGCCATTTTTGTCCCTCCGGACCTTCGTTGCCTTAGTTGCCTTCTGTTTCACATTGCCTCCCTTCCCGGCAAGCCCGGCCAGGGCACCAGCACCAGCGGCCCATTGCGTTTCGGCTGCAAGGCCCAAAGAAAGTGCCCGCAGTTCGTCCGGAGGATGCCGTAATGCCGCAAGTGGGCGCCGTGCTTTTTCCCGCACCAGCCGCACTCGCAGGAAATATAACCCGCGCCAACATCGGCTGGCGCGGGCAGGGGCCGGGTGTTTGCCATAGTCAACAGGCGCGTTGTTTGCACGCGTTTGTTTTCAGATGCCCCGTCCCCAAATAGATCGGTTTCGCTCATTCGCTTTTGAGGGCCGCGAAAAACGCCTCAATGTTCCTCGCCGTCTCAAGCGACTGCTCGAGAGTCCCCCCGACCGTACCCAGAATGGGAACAAGCCGCCCACGAAACCAAACCACCTCATGATCCGCGCGCGCTGGAGACGGCCGCACAATCTCGTCTGGCAGCTCGATGGCTCGGTCGCGCTCTTGTGGAGTTTGCTCGCGCTTCATGCCGTCTTCCCCTCCGTGGCCAAAGCATACTTTTCGATCAACTCCACGGCCGCCGGCCGGAGGACCGCAAAATTCTCGAAGTCTGCCCGCAAGAGAGCGCGGGCGAACTCCGTCAAAAAATCGCCGTGCTCAAACCCCGGCTCTTTCAGTGCAATGCGACGATAGATTGCCTGAACCTGCTCATCCGTTAGGGGCGCCTGAGGAACATTCATGCCGCCGCCCTCCGTTGCTGGCGCATCGGTTTCCCGTCGCACCGCAAACCTCGGGCCTTATAGGCACGAGCTTTCAGGCGCATCTGGTCCCGGTAGTGCCGCTTCCAGAATTCCCGCCGCTGATCGGGCGTCCACCGTGACCGGCTCTGGTACCGGCGCCGGTAATGCAGCAGGGTCATGTCCTGGATCGGCATACAGACCAGGTTGCCCTGGCCAAAATTGCTATTGTCGCCGTCCTTGAATCCGACCCGCCAACCCGAAGGGACTTTCCTGCCTGTGCGCGCTTCGTAGATGACGTGATGCAGGAGTTCCGCGCGATTTCCCGTCGTTGGTCGGTAATAGCCGCCCTTCCCGGGAGTCCAGATCCGGCCGGCGAACAAAATGCGGGCATGGAAATTCCGCGCATTGAGCTCCAGCCCGTGCGAGCGAAAAATGTCATACATCGCCTGTCTGGTCCGCCCATAGAGTTTGCCCACCCGCGCCAGGCTCCCAAGCCGACGATAATCTGCGTGCATTTTCTCGATCACGTGCGCGGGCAGGCCTCGGCGGCCGTAACGGCCTTTCGGCGCGCACCGCGCCAGCGCAAAAGCCACTTCGCCCGGGGCAATCTCCAGCATCGCCGGCCGCCACCGGGCCAACGCCGCCTCTCCGCTTTTCTGCATGGCCGCGCGCACCTGGTCAGGAGATTGAAACCCGGTTCTGCACAAGATCGGCCGAACGTCGGTTTCCGCCGGGCGGTCCGCGGCGAGCATTGAGGCCGGCATTGCGCCTGGCTTGTCACTTAGCGCCCGCCAAGCAGTATTTCCTTTTAACGGCGAGATCACGCCGCCTCCCTTGCATTAGATTCCAGCGGGTTGCCGTGCCCGACCGGCATTCGAGGGCCGCTGACCCGGGTGGTCGTCCCGGTCCAGACGATTGCTATTGGTGACCGAGCCATATTGCTGTTGCCCCCTACCGATTCAGCGCTAGCCGCTGCCCCGCCAGAAATCTTCATGCCGCCTCCATGTGCGTAGCCAGGTCCTTCGGGTACCGGCTGGTCTGCCACTTAGCCATGACCTCGTCCACGCGCTTGCCGACTGCGGCCGCGTGTTTTGCCTCATTCCAACCGTAACCATGCCAGACAGCGTCCAGGTCAGTGAGCACGTCGCGCGTCTTCGCCGCCGCGCCCGCTTCCTTGTAACGGTCTAGATCCTCTTTCTTTCCAAACAACAGCGAGCCGATCACGTCCACCCACGTCGGCACCTGCTGTCGGAGGAGGCGGTTTGGAGTGCGGGTCGTGATCATCATCCCAAGAACCGAATCGGGCGCGAACACGGTCCAAAGCACCGGATAGCCAAGCCGCCGGTCCTTGCGCTCCGCCGCCGCCAGCTCCCGACGGGAACACAAATCGTCGGCTTTTCCGCGCAGCTCTTGAAACCTCTGCGCTAAAACCATCAACTCGGTGTCGTCCGCGCCGGCCTGGTGAAGCCTATACCAATCGTTCGTAAGTCTGCCCACCATGCGCCGCAGCGACGGCAGCGAGACCCTCTTGCTCGTTTTGTTCATGGGCGAAGGAGCGGCTCAGGCCGCCTTGGAGTACTGCTTTTCCAGCTTGGGGAGTGCTTCCTCGAGACATTCTTCAAGAATGCTCGTCTTTGTTCGTTTGGAGGCCGCGACTACCTGGTGGAAGCGCACGGCCAGCGGCTCGTCTAGCCGAACGGCCAAACGGTTGTCCACCTCGGCGGTTTCTTTTTTCTGCTGCATCAATCTCTGCTTCATGTCGTGAAACTAGTTTAACACGTCAAACACGTCAACAATTATCTTGCACTTTTTTTGACCTGTCATAAAGTGGGGTCTGTGAAAGGCAAAACCATCGCATTCCGGCCGTCCCCCGAAATTCGCAAACGCCTTGAAACCCTCGCGGCCGCCACAGGGCACAGCCTCACGTTCCACATTCAGAAAGCCGTCGAGGCGCACCTTCCGGTGCTTGAGGATCGCTACGCGCGGGAGATCAGAGAGATGGAGGCTCGCCAAACAAAATATCCCTCCCGGTCCGGCGCGGACTCTTTCGCGGAGGATCGCCCCAAGAAGCCGAAAGCCGCATAATCAACCTGACCGACTACCTCCCGGGCTTCCATGAACAGTGAACAAACTGCCAAATGCGTTTGTAATGTCTGCTCTGGCCACATCGAATTCGACGCCTCCCAGGCTGGCCAGAAGATCCTCTGCCCCCACTGCGGCATGGAGACCCTCCTTTATGCGCCGCGCGCCAAACCGGAGCCGACACCGCCGCCCATAACTCGACCGGCCTTTCCTCCCGGCTCTCTGTACTGTCCGAACTGCGGAACGCTCGCCCCTCCGCGCAGCCATACCAAGGGCAGCTTCGCAATTGAATTGGTCCTGTGGCTCTTCTTCTGCCTGCCCGGGCTCATCTATAGCATTTGGCGCCTGACCACCCGGGGCAGAGTCTGCCGGACCTGCGGCAACCCAAATCTAATCCCTCCTCAATCGCCTAGAGCGCAGGCAATGATCGCTTCAGGCCACGCCTCAATGTAAGCCCACATCAAACAACTCCATGAACCCCATCATTCCTCCTCTGATGGGAGACCGCCCCGCCGCCGGGCCCGCGCTCGGCCACGTCTCTCAGCCCGCCAAACGAAAAAAACCCCACGTCGAGCGCATCGGGAATGTCTCCGTTCCCATTTACGCCACGCGCTGGCGCGACAAACGCCGGCGCCGCGTCTATAAAAAATTCGCGATCATCTGGACCGACGGCGTCGGCCGGCACCGCGAACAGCATTCCTCCTGGGACGTCGCGGTCCGGCGCGCCCGCGAAGTGGCAAACGCCCTGGTCAATGGCGAGATCTCCATGGAGCAGCTTACCCAGGAGGACCGCGCCGCCCATCTCTACTGGCAGCAGCTCGCCGCCCGGGCCGGTCGCTCCGTGACCGATATCTTGAGCGACGCCGTCAGGGCCTACGAAGTGCCCGGCGGTGCGCCTACCCTCGAGGAGGCGCAGCGCTATTGGGCCGACCATCATCCCGCCGGCGCCACTCCCAAGACCTGTCCGGAAATCCTGGTCGAAATGCTCGCCAAACGAAAAAAGACCGGCTCTTCCAAAAACACCCTCGACGACTGGAGAAGCCGCCTCGGCCGCTTCACCGAAGATTTCCCGGTACCGATCCTTTCCCTCACCGCCAAGGACCTCGACAACTGGCTCGATAAACTCGATTGCTCCCGGAGGACCCGAAATAATTACCGCGGCAACCTGGTTGATTTCTACCGGTTCGCCCGCCAGGCCGGCTATTGTCCCAAGACGTGGACCCCACTCGATGACGTTGAACGCGCCAAAGAAGAACCCATTCACATCGAGGTGTTCACTCCGGCCGACTTCGTGCGCATCATCACCAGGCGCGAATCCCTCGAGCTCAAGATGGCCGCCCGCGGCCGGCGCTACAAAAGCCTGGTTCCTTACCTGGCCATTGGCGCATTTGCCGGCTGCCGGCACGAGGAGATGTGTGCCCCCGGCCGGCCGGTCCTCGACTGGCGCCAGGTTGACCTGGTCCGGAAGCGAATCCAGGTCCTCCAGGAAGTCGCCCGCAAGATCGGCCGCGACCGGATCGTGCCAATGAGCGACAACCTGGTCGCCTGGCTAACGCCCTATGCCCGGAAGTCCGGACCCATCTGCGAGCTCGCCAATGCCAACAACGCCTTTCAGCGCGCCGCCAAGGACGCCAAGCTCAAATGGAAGCGTAACGGCCTCCGCCGCTCGTTCATCTCCTACCGGCTCGCCCTGGTCAAAGACATGGCCCAAGTCGCCCTCGAGGCCGGGACCTCCGAAGAGCGCATCCTGAAAAACTACAAAGCGACCCGCGACGAGGAGGAAGGCCACGCCTGGTTCAACATCCAACCCACTCGCGCCGACGTCCTCCCCCTCTTCGCCTGGGCCAAGCGCGGCGGGAACTGACCCAAAGCGGACCAATTGTTCCGCTTCCCCCGTGGGCCGGAAGGCCGCGATCCCTGGGATTGTTGCAAAATTACAAATTTATTTTTGCAATTCTGCAATGGGCTACGGGTCGAAAACCCGCCGCCCACGGCCGTTGGGGAATATTGGGGAAACCAAACCTGTCACACCCTGCCAATTCCTGCCAAACTTGCCGTTAGATAAGCTGTGCCCAGGACCGCGACTTCCACGTGGAACGACGGCCTTTCGGCCACGTTTTGGAGTGGCGGGAGCGGCGGGTTCGAGCCCCGCCGCTCCCGCCACTTTTATTGGCGTTTTCGATGCCTATTTCCCGTTGGGGAAGGACTGGGGAAACAGCGGCAGACTAATTGGTAACACCCCCAAAGCGGAACAATTGTTCCGCTCCTACCTGCCTTGGCTCCTGGAAGCCCGCCCCAGCGCCCGGATACCCTCCCCAAAAGCCAAACGCCCCGCTGACGCCAATTGGCGCGCGGGGCGATGGCCTGGAGCTAATCCTCAGCTCTTGGCTGGGGCCGCCTGGATAGCCGGGGCCGAGCTGCCGGCGACGGCCGCATTCAGAATAGCCACTTGGGCTTCCACTGCGTCCGCGGCGGCTTGGATCTGCGGATTGTTGGCCGCATTACTCAGCGCCGTGCCGGCTGCGCTCACCGCGGCCGTCAGGTCGGTCACTGCCTGATTCAAATTTTGGAGTGCTGTCATAAGTCTTTTTTCGATTTGTCGTTCGTTACACCCACCGCTCCCAGTCAACCACGTCCAGATTTGTCGCCACCCGTTCATGGCTACTCGCACCCCACCAACGTCGGCCGCGTGATGGCTACCACGTTGGTCCCGCGCTGGCCGGCGTCATTGCCGCTCTGCGCCCGGAACGCATCCGCCCGCGCCGCGTCCCGGAAAACGATTTGTTCCCCCGGCTGCAGCGCAAACTGCGCCGGCCGATACCCCGTGCAACCGCCCGCCGCGGCCGCCACCATCAGCAAACAAAAGATCCGACCCATTTCAGCAAAGGACTGAGGTTGATATGTTCCGGCGCCACCTTCCAAGGCTGCGTCCGCTCCAGGAGCACCCGCTCGGGCCCCATCGCCGCGCAAATAATGAAAACCGCCTCTGAGCAAAACAACTTGTGCTCCTTCGCGCCGGCGTCATAGCCCAACCGGAGCACGAACCCCTCGATCGCGCCGAAATCGTAAGCCTCCCCCTTCAGCCCGCGCGCGGTCGCCAGGGCCACCGCCTCCTCCGCCGGCGTCAGCGGCGCCTTGTACTCCAGCAGATCCACCACCGTCCCCTTCTGGTGGTTCTCCCCCAGGCTGCGCGCGCAGACGAAGCCCTGGTTTTCCGCCTCCCAAAGCTCGCCCACGTCCGGGAACCACGCCGCCGCGTGCGAATAAACCGACCGCGTCTCCCACTCGATCAGCTCGCTGACCGCCGCAATCCCGCGATAAAGTCCAATCTGCACGCTAAGGCGCCTTCGCCGCCGCCCCAGCGATGGTCCCCGCCGCCGCCGCGCCATTCGCGAAAGCCTGGTTGAGCTGCGCGCCCACCTCATGCAGCAGCGCCGCCTCGCCCGAAAACGCATTCGACACCACCAGCGGGTCGTTCACCGACGTCACCAACCCGATCGACAGCCGCGCCGTCCCGTTCGTGCCCACCTCCACGACGATATTCGTCATCGAAGTATTCTTGGGATTGCTCCACTCAAACGACTGCCCCGCCACCTTGGCCTTGAACTTCGTGGTCGGCACCGGCGACAACACCGTGCACCCAGCCAGGACCACCAACAACAATGCCAAAAGAATGCCAAACCTTTTCATCGAGACCTTTCCTATTTGCCGGTCGGCGCCGATGCGCCGCCGTTATCCGGCAGATCGTCCACCGAATGCGTTTTGAGGTAACTGCCCAAATTCGTCAGCAATGCCGTGCAGAGGACCGCGACGAAGCTCTTCCAATTCATCGAGCCCGCCAGGCCGGACCCGGCCGTCAGCAGCCCGAAGAACACCGCGATCACCAGCCCGATCTTCCATTTGCGCCAAGCCATACCCCTATCCCTTCCGCGCGTCCCGTCGCCACCGCCAGGCCGTGTAAGCGATCGACAACAAAATCAATCCCAACTCCGCCAACGACTTCAAAGTCACCAAATTCACCGTCGCCAAAACAATCCCATTCGGCAGCCACACCTTCAGCGTATCTGCCGCCCGCTCACCGACGAAGCTCTGCGCCCGGCCCAGCATCCATTGCTAGATGGGCGTCAACGGATAGCGCGCTCTAATGCCCCGCCCGGTAAATCGCGCCTATCTGGCTCGCCGACAGCGCGTAGCCGTAAACCCTCACATCATCCACCGCCCCGGCATATTGAGATACCAGCGTGCTCCGATGCAGCAACCCGATGGAAATTTTGTTCGCAGGCGTGGCGTTAGCCGAATACAAAATGTTGCTTAGCCAGTATGACGGAGCCGTCGTGGTTGTTCCCGTCATCGTTGATAGAACCCCGTTCGTAAAGAACGTCGGGGCGACCCCATTTTGGACGAGCGCGATGTGAACCCAGTTGTTGCTGGCGTAGCCCCCAGGAATGTAAATCGTGTATTGCCACTCCGTGCTGCCATTGTAGCGGCCGACGATGTTCCAAAACTTGTTCCCGGCTCGCCAATCGTTCTCAATATAGATTTCCGTGGTGGATGCGCTGGTTGACGATGCTGACCACGGGATCGTTTCCCCACCCGTGTCCCGCTCCTTGCACCACATGCAGACCGTCCCGGTTTTAAGGTTGTAGCAGGCGTTCGATGAACTCGTCGTGTCAAGGTATTGCGTCGAGCCGTTGAAGAACATCCCTTGGCCAACCACTCCATTCGTCTGGGTTGGAGCCGCGACTTGGAACGCACCAGTCGCCGTGCCGCTGGCGTCCAGCGCCTTCCCGTTCTGGCAATCCGCCACGTCCAATGTCCAGCACCCCACCAACCCTTGCGGAACCACGGCCACCTGCGTCTTGTTCCAAAGCCCAATTTGCGCCGAAGCCGACGCGCCCGACAAAAGGATGCAGAATAGCAAGGTTCTCATTTGAAATTCGGGGCCAGCACGATAGCCACGTTGGTTCCCGTGTAGTCCGCCATCATCGAGTAAAGGTCCGCCGCGCCCACATTGGTTGTCGCCGTGAAAGATACGCCGCCCGGCAACGTGAATCGCTGCCCAAGCGTGTTGGTCCCAAGATTCACCGTGAACTGCCCAGGACTCGCCATAAGCGTCTTCAGGACAAAATCTGAATCAAGCACGGTGTTGATGTTTGATGGAATCAGCCAAACGTTCGTCGTGATCAGCAGCTTGAACCGTGTGCCCGTCGAAAAATCCACCAGCACATTCGTAAACCCCGTAAACGCCAGCGTAGCCACCCCTTGATACACCCCGTTCGTGCTGTTCACCGGCCCCTGCAAATTCACCGTCCCCTGCGTCGAGTTGTTCGTGACGGCGCCGGCGCTGCTCGCTGCCAGCGTTACCACCCCATTATTCGTAGTCGCCCCGCTCTGGATGATGCCCTGAATCGCGCTTGCGATTGGCTGGCCAGACGCATTTGTGACTCCCGGCCCCATGTAGTTCGTGCCAAGTTGCGCGACCGGCAGTGGCAGAGATTGCAAGGGCACAGTCCCGCTCGTCAGTTGCGAGGCGTTGAGGTTAGTTATCCCGAACCCATTCCCATAGAAATTCGTAGCCCACAACCCATCCAGCGGCCCGTTGCCGCCCTGAAACCGCACCTTGTCTCCAGCCGCATCCCCAATAACCACATCATCCGCACCATCGGTGGCCTCTCGAATGTTGAGGTTGCCAAACATTGACACTCCCGGCATCGCAGCGAACTCCAGCATCGGGCGCACCAGAGCCAACCCTCCAGCAGGGTTAATCGGCTCAATGAGTGGGGTGGAAATACTGTTGCTCACGAAAAGCGAAGTCGCCGTCAGCGGATCGGGGAGCGCCCCCGCCCCCGCCGAACCAGCCTCCGTCAGCCCCAGCCAATTCCACAACGTTTGGCTGTATGCGGTGTACCCCGCCTCGGTCATGTGGCCCCCGTCGCCCGAAAACCAGCCCCGTGTATTGGGCCAGTTCGTCAGGCTGAACATCCCCATCCCATCGAAATAGCAGCTATTCGGATTGTTGGTGCGGCAAAGCCAAGCCTCCCGCAGCGGGGTGTCAACCGTGTCATTCAGCACTTCGGACGCCAGCACCAAATCCGAACTCGGGGTGTTGGTGCGAATCAGCCTCACGATTGATTCGTAATTCGTCGTGTAGCTCGCCGGGAATCCCGGGTTGCTCCCATACGGCATGAAGAGCAGCGTCAGGCTCGGGTTCCAGGACGCAAAAATCGGCGCGTAAGCCGACATAGGTGCCGCGCAAAACTGAGGGGCACCGCTCGACTGGGCCGCAAACACAAAGATTCGCGCCCCCCCTACCACCGTCGAATTATTCCAGGCCACCCCTACCCAATTGTTGGTGCCCGCGGCCGTGTTCGTCACCATGATCGTCATCGTCCCGGGAATGACCCCGCCCGAATTCGTCCACGCATAGGCCGCCCCATTCGTCCCCGAGGCGTTGAACCCGGTCAGCGCCGTCACTTTTCCCCAGGCGCCCCCGGCATTCGTCCAAATCTCGAACGCCCCACCCACCGGCGTCTTCACATAGTCCACTTCGTAATTGTCGCTCGGATAGGGATATGAAGTTGCCTCCTTCACCCAGGCCGTATTGTTTGTGATGGACCAATGCGGGGCCATCCAGATGCTGTCCATGCCGGTAGATGGGTTGTTGCCAGCCACACCAGCGCCTACGCCGCCACCGTTAGAGACGGACGTATAACTCACTGGCGTGAGACTCGCCGCGCGCTGGCCGCCATTGGCGGCAACTGGCTCCGATAAAACCCCGGCAATCCCAAACGCGCCGAGCAAGTTCGAGTAAACCGTGATCGACAAGTCATCGAACAAATTCCCATCCCCAAGCCAGAGCACTGTGAACGGCTGATTGTTTCGGATGTGCCAAAACGTGTTGCTGGTCCCGCCCCGGTTCCAACTGGCGAAGCTATCGAAGTTCCCCTTGAGCCAACCTATGTAGCTCACATCGTCCAAATTAGTGAACGCATTGACGTTGCTCACGGCCAGCTTCCCCGAAAGCGTTCCGTTCACGTTCCCCGTCACATTGCCGACCACATTGCCCGTCACATTGCCCTTGAGCGGCCCATTGAACGTCCCGCTGAAGCTCATCGGCGCATTCGTGCCGAGGTAGTTTGTCCCGCCGGCATAGACCGCCAGCGCGCCCCCAGGCATCGAGCCGAACGCGGACAGCCCATTGGTCGGAATGCCGGAGTTGACACCGTAGCCGTCATCAACGCTGCCAATAAAAGGACTCGGCGTCCAAGCGACCACGGCCCCAATTCCAGAGCCCAGTCCGTTTTCCTCGTCTATCGTCAGAAGGAATTGCGAGTTCGTGATCCATGCTATGCCAGTGAACTCCGAATCATAGTAAACACCCACCCCGGATGACGCGTTGGTATAGCTCCCGCTCGCGGCGTTCCAATAATTCGTTCCATTCACCATGCCCGCATTGAAGACCGGCCCCAGAATGTAACTGCCGTTATTGTCGTTCGTGATGGTCGTCCAGTTCGCCCCAAAGCCACTCAGCACCAAAACATTGCTGTTGGCGACAGAAACCAGCACCGCGCCCCCGCCCGTCGCCGAGATCGTCCGCAGCAATCCGTTGGTGACAATGGAAATATTCGTCCCCGCCGCCACATCCGGCGCATTCGTCGCCTGGCCCCCTCCGCTCCCAGTCGTATCAATGAACACCACCGCCCCATTCGTCCGGAACGTCGTGTTCGTTCCCGCCACCAGCCCCGCCTTCGCCCAATACCTCGCATCCGACACCGCCTCCGGATACGCGATCGCAAACCCCGGCGCATTCGTCGGCGCGCCTAAGTAGGGATTCGCCAGCACCAACCCATTCGTCACCGGGAACGAATAATAATTCGTCGTCGAAGTGAAACTCCCCGACAGCACCGTCATGAAATCCTGCCCCACCAGGTTGCTCACGATAAAGCTCCCCGTCGGCCCCGTGTTCAGCGAAATCCGATCCCGCGACACCTGGTTGCTGCCCGAATTAAACGGCGCGTCCAGCGGGTAGATCACAAACGGCCGCAAAATCGCCGGCCGCCCCAGCGAATCCACCGGCGAAAACTGCACCGCGAGTTGCCCCCGCGCGTTAAGAGAAAGAGAAAGAGCGGCCAGCGCCGCCGCCAAAAGCTTCTTCATCACCAACCGCCCCCCGGTCAACGCCTTCCCTTGTTCAAAGTTCGACGTTCAACGGTTCAACAGTTCAACGGTTCAGCGCTCTGCCCCTCCGTTCCCTCCGTTCCCTCCTGTAAAAATTAGAAGTCCGACAGCCCCGCTCGCCTCAGCTTCCCGCCGGCGGATTCGCCGGCCCTGCAGGCGCGGCCGGCGCGACCGGAGCCGGCGCTCTGGGTGCCGGCCGCGGCACAGGCGGTGGCGGCAGCACCTTCGCTGGCTTCGGCAGCGAGGCGTAAAGCGCGCGCTGCTGCTCAATCGGCAGCGCCCGCACCGCAACTCCAATCTGTGCATATAACTGCTTCGCCTCTTCCGCCTTGCGCCGGTCGAGCATGGCATCCAGGACTGCCGGCGACATGTTGGCCAGCATCTCTTGATGTTCGCTGCGCACGCTGATTGTCATCTGCACTCTCGAGGGCGCCGGCACGGCCGGCGCTGCTGTTGGTGTGTTATCCATAATCTATGTGTTCCTAAGGCCGATGCCCCCCAAATCCTCCAGCCGTAGCTAAGTAGGTGCCTGAACCAAATCCTCCCCCGGCAACCCACTCGTCAAAAGTCCCGTAATCCGCCACCAGGTAGATGCTCGTCTCGCTCGTCCAACCGTAGGCCCCCGCGATCGACAAGCTTTGTGTGATCTCCAGGCTGTGCCCGAGCGGGATGTCGATCACTTCTCCCGGGTACGAATCCGCCTCGCGTAAATTGGTCACCCCATAGACCGTCCCAAATGTTGGCGGGCTCCCAAAGTAACCGGTAGCCGCGACCAACTCATAGATGAAGTAGTGCCACGACCCATTAAATCGAATTTTCCCCAACTGCAAATTGAGGTCTCCATACGCGGCACCACCGTTCGTAATCGGAGCCGAGGCCGCCGCCCCGCCGACGTATTGCACAAAAGGCGGCGCTAGCCCATCCGCCCCCTGCACGTTGCCATAGGTTGAGATCGGCCTTTTGGCGTGCAACGCCCCATCCCACATGATCCCTCCCCAACCGGCGACATAGGCCGCCAACGCGCCCGGCGCCGTGTCAAAAAGTTGTGCCCCGCCGTAACTGCTGGTCGGAATAAAAGTGTCGCTCCCATCCAAAACAAACGCCCCCTCGCAGGTGTATAACTCGAAGCTCGCCGGCGTCACTCCCGTCGTCCCTCCCGGCACCTCGTCCCAGGCCGCATCCCAATCCACCAGCGCTTCCGCTCCGGACATCGTCGAAAGCACATCCCCATCAAACACCGGCCCGCTAAAGATCACCTGCAGAAATAAGTCGCCGGCATGGTGCACCCCGTCGTCGCCGTGATAGTAATAGTTCAAGGTCACCGACCCCGCCCCGCCGTCGTAAATAAAATCATCCGGCGCTCCCCACGCACCTGGATTATAACCGCCGAATACCGTTCCCCCGTTGCTGTCCGTGTAGCTCGGAATCCACGTGCCGGAGGCGTTGGTCGAAGTCGAGGTCGTCGTGGTGCCATCCGGATTATAGAAAGTAACCTCCAGCCCCGTCCAAGCCGTCAGCCAAAACCATTGCGAATCATTGACCAAACCGCTCGGCAAATAAGCCACCGGTATCCCGTAAAGCGGCTTCGGCGACCGCACCGTCACGAACCGATAATCCACTCCGCTCCCGCCCCAAAGCAACATCGAGTCCGGGAACGGCGGCCGATACGCTGAATCCAACACCGCGCTCGGGTCCGGCCCCGACCACCCGCAATCGTATAACGTCCCCTCGCTCACTCCACCGGGTCCTTGATCCAATACCGCGTCGAGGCCTCGATCCAGCTCACGTCCGCCTCGTCATCCCCCGCCGGGATCGCATTCGCCAACCGGCTCACCTTCAGCGATTGCCCCACGTAATACCGCGGCACCGCGATTTGATTGCGCACGTTGCCCAGCGGGTCCGTGCTCGTCCGGTGCGAATCGTCGTCGTAGTCATACGTCGCCGTTTGCCCGTCCCAATCCGTCTCCATGCCCATTCCGGAGGTCGGGTCCTGCCAAAACTCGAACTCCTTCGCCACGTCCACGATATCCCCGTCGAAATCGCTCCCGCCCCACAACTGCGCCTTGAAAAAATTATCGTGCCCAATCTCCGTAATCACCGCCGCCGCGGTGGTCCCCCCGGCTCCCCCGCCCCCCTTCTGCTCAATCTCCAGGATGACCCCCCCCGTCGTTTCCTTCACCCGGTACCCGCGCCCCGGCAGAATCCGCAACCCCTTCGCCCACTGCCGGAACTTCTCCAGCCAGCGCCCCCCCGGCGACTGCGACAAAATCGGCGGCGGCTCAATCATACAGCGCTAGCGGTGCCGGCAATAGTGGTGCCGGCATTCCTGCCGGCATGTTCACCGCCACAAACGTCCGCACCCCTCCGCGCTCTCGGTGTTCAAAGTTCAAAGTTCGACGGTTCAAGGTTCAAGGTTCAACGTTCCCCTTGCTCCCTCACGGCAAAATCGCCGCCCCGTACAACCCCACCGGCCACCACCCATACTGCCACTCCTGCACGATCTGCCACTTCAGCAGCGCGCACTCCTGGATCGTCGGCAGCTCCTTGTACCACCCGTACGTCAGCAACGGATCCGTGGACGAGTCCGACCCCAAATACGCCGGCAAATTGAAAATCAATCCCGACGGCAAATTCTCATCCACCGCGATATACCCCGTGCTCACCAACCGCCGCGCGTTAATCAGCGTGTACCCGATCGTGAACGCCAGGCTCGTGATAATCGTCCTCCGGAGGACCGGCGCCCCCATCAGATACCCCCGCATCCCCGACATCCAAAGGTTGAACACATAAAACGCATTCGCATCGTTCCCGTCCCCCGTCGTGAAATCACTCTGCACATACGGCGGGTCCGACACCTGCTTCGGGTTGTCCCAGGCCTGGCGCAACTTCACCCGCTGCTTCTGCGAAATGCTCGCGATAATCCCGCCGTTATCCTGCGCATCGAGGAGGTCTTTTTCGTGCTTATTGGAAAAGAGTTCCCACCGCTCGACATAATCCGTCGCCGGATTGACCGTCCCATCCGCGTTCCAGGGAAACTGCACCTCGAGCCGCGACTTCCCGAAATGTTCCGTGACCTCGTACGCCAGCCCCGTTTGCGCCGCAAACGTCGCCGCCAGGTTCTTGATCGAAGTCTTGTCCCCCTCGAACACCCACGACTCGTGGTTCCCCGACTCATTCCGTCCCCACGTGGACGGCTGCTGCCACGTCCCCAACGAACCTGTAATCGGCCCCGCCATATTACGTAGTGGTGCCGCCCGTAGTGGTGCCGGCATTCCTGCCGGCATTCCCGGCTTCGGATTTCAGATTTCGGCTTTCGGGCTTCACGAGTGGGGATACGCCACATTATGCGCCGCGATCGCCAGCGCCAGCCTTCCCCCCGGCGTCATCATCAACGCCACCATCCGCGCCGTATTCATCGCCGTCTGCTGCAACAACTGCACCTTGCGCGCCTCGATGCGCCCGCTCACCCCCATGCCCCCCAGAAAATTCCCCACCTTCGTCATCGAATCCGAAATCCCAAACTGCAACGCCCCCTTCTTCGCCAGCGGCTGCAACGTCGCCTGGTGAAAATCGGGCAGCTTCGGGTGTTCCAAATCCTTGGCCGCATCCGCCAGCTTTTGCAGCACCGCCTGAAATTCCTTCTCTTTATCCTCCCAGGGCTTCTTCGCCTCAGCCATCGCCGTGCCCGCTCGCCCGAGGCGCTTTTCGTACTCGTCCATGAAAGCCTTCTCCTCCTGATCCGGTACGTGCGCGTCCGCGCGGAAAATGCCCCGATGACGCGTCTCGCCCGGCGTCGTCATCCCCAGGCCCTCGGCGAGCTCCGCTTGCCCCTTCAACCGCCGGTACCGGCCCTCGTCCAGAATCGCCGGCTGCACGCCCCCGGCATCGCCCACCAGCGACCCGGCGCCGGCCGCCCCTGACGCAATCGTCCCGCCCCACTTGAGCACGTGCTCATAAATCCACTCCGCCAACCTCACCAACGCCGGCCCGAGCTGCGCCGCGATAATCTGCGTGACCAGTCCAAGCTGGTCTCCAAGCTGCTTTAGTTTCAAAAGTGTCTCCGTGTCCGTGAGCGCTCCCAACTTCTTCATCTTGTCAGTCAGCTCCTCGAAATCCGTCTTCAGCACCGCCATCTCCGGCCCGAACCCCTTGCCCATGATTTCCTTGAACGCGATCCCCAACTCCTCCGGGTTCCCATTCTTCACCGCGGTGGCCAGCGGCCCCATAAAAAGCTGCGCGCTCGACTGCGACCGCAGCGCCTGCGGCGAAACCCCCAGTGCATTAAACGCCCGCCGCGCCTTGTCCCCCTCCTCGCCCGGCATCAGCGCCTTCTCGCGCGCGATATCCACCTTCTCGAAAGCCGACGCCAGTTTCTCCATCTCGACCCCGCTCTCCTTAGCCGCCTGGCGTAAGACCTGGAGCTGCTCCGGAGCGATCGCCAGCCGCTTGCTCGTATCCACCAACTCCGACGCGCTCTCGACCGTTCTCGAGATAGCCTGCTCCACCGTCGCCACCCCCACCGCCCCAATGACAAACCCCTTCAGCCCCTCCGCCAGCCCATGCACGGTCCCCTCCGCCTTCCGCATCCCGGCCTCAAACCCCGACCCATCCAGGCCCAACTCCGCCATCAGTTTCAGTCCCATGCGCCCTCCTTGTTGGAAACCTTGTCGGCCGGAGCGCCGGATTCATCCGGCTTTGTATGTTCCCTCAGCCAGGCCTCCGCCTGCTCGCCCCCCGCCACCACCCGCACCCCCAGTGGTGCCGGCGCTAGTGGTGCCGGCATTCCTGCCGGCATTTTCTGACTTTGGCCTTTGGCCTTTGGACTTTGGACTTCTTCATTCTGCAGTGCCTCTGCGAGCGAAGTCGGCACCGTCACGCCCGCCAGCGCCCTCGCATTCGCCTCCGCCATTTCCGTCTCCCCCGGCGCGATCAGTCGAATCAGCCCCTGCGACTCCGACCACTTGAAATAATCCGCGATCGCCTTGCTCAGCGGCGCCTCCTCGATTTCCTCCCGCGACCACCCGAGTTCACTCCGGAGCGTCACCTCCACCGAATGACTCCAATGCGCCCCCGACGCCATCCCATCACTGTTCTCCTCCCAGTAAGGAGGAATCGTCGCCGCCTCCTTCAGATAAAACCGAAACAACCCAAACTTCGCGAACAAGCTAAAATGCCGGTCCGCCTTAATCTCTTTGCGAATCCTTTTCCCCCACCGCTGAAACTCCCTCTGCAGCGCCGACCTCGGGCGGAGCGCGGCCTTTCCAGGCCGCAGCCCCCTCAGTGCCTCCCTGCCTCTGTGGTAAATCCCTTTCCGCCCCGTATCCTCGAGCAACCCCAGAAACTCCTGGCACCGCATCGAGCAAATGAAAATCCCCAGCAGCAAATCCGACACCTCCGCGTGCGTCTCCTCCTCCGACACAAACGCCACCCCAAACCGCTTGAGCAGCCGGTATCTTCCCAACGAGAGAGAAAGAAGCTGAACCCCGAAAATCCGGAACGGCTCTGGAATGGCCGCTTTGAAGACCGCGGCGTCCATAAGTCGCCTACGAACCCGCCACCGCCGTGATGCCCGCGCGCTTCTCGAGCGGCACACTCAGCCGCTTATGCGACGTGTTGCTCCCCTTGATACTCGCCCCCGACTGTACCTCCCACGTGGTCGCCACCAGGTCCGGGTCCGATGCGCACGCCGAAATCACGATAATCGTCCCCGGCGTCAGCCCCGCCAGCGACGTATTCGTAATCGCATTCGCCAGCCCCGTGCCCGTGATGGCAAACTCGAGAGTGGCCTTCGCGTGCTGGTCGTACCAGCTCCGATTCACGATATCCCCCACGTTGCTCCGGACCTCATCCTTGTCCGCGTCCACCGAATGGTCCGCGCTTTGCAGCAGCAGCCCGCTCAGCCCCGTGATAGCGATCCCGTTCGACCCCGTGTACCCGAAATTAACCGCTGTCCCGTTAATCGTTGCCATCTCGGTGACCTCTTAAAAAGCCTCGGTGCCTCCGTGCCTCTGTGGTTCGCCGTCCTTAGACGTGCACCTTCGCCGGCACGATCGTGAGTTGAATCGTCCGCGCGCCCGAATGCGCTGCCGCCTCGACTGTGACCCGCGCCCCGTTCAGTTCCTTGGGCAATTGCTCCAGCTCGGCCGTCACTAGGTCCCCAACCGCTTTGGCCTGGGCCGCGTCAGTTTGGGGTGGAAGCTTTCCGCCGAGGACCTCGGCCACGTGCTTGAGAATCCCGTCGCGTGTCCCGTGGGCATTGATCTGCAGACTCATGCCAACGCCCTGCCGTCAACGCTCCCCCTGTTCAAAGTTCAGGGTTCAACGGTTCGACGGTTCAACGGTTCAAGGTTCGTCTTCCCCTCAAGTCGCCAGCACGCTCGCGCAGCAATACACCCGGATCGGCAGCTCATCCGCCCACACCCCGGCCTCATCCTGCGTCCGCCGCGGCGACGACGTAATGCACCCGTTCGGAAACACCGTCAGCAGCCGTCCCTGGGCATTCAGCGCCCCGGGCAAATCACTCACCAAAAACGCTCCAAACACCGCGTCCACCAGCGCCACATCCGCCGGCGTCGGGTCCGTCCCATCCGCTTCCGTGGCGGCTGTCCCCTTCACCGAGATGACCAGGTTCACCCAGAAATTCCCCGTCCCCTTCGGGTCCTCCTCCTCCGACCCGCCCTCCGCCGCGCAAATCACGCATGGCAAACTCTTCGTCGCCGCCGACCGCCCGGCATACACCAGTGCCGGGTCCGCCGCCGGCCCGGCCAGGGCGACCGCCGCCAGCTCCAATTCATTCAGCAAAACCGCCATGTCTTTCTTTCACGCAACACGCAACACGCAACACGCAACACGCCTCACTGGTAAAAATCCGCCGTCTGCACATTATTCGTCGTATCCGTCTCGATGCGCATCCACACCGTCGAACTCCCCGACGGCATGATGAATAATGCATTCGTCGCGTTCGTCACCGAAAACTGGAACGACGCCAGCGTCACGAAATTCGAGCTATCGATCGAAATCTGGACCTTCTTCGTGCACGCGTTCGTGCTCGTCAGCCCTCCATTCACAAACGTGAACTTCCCCGCCGGCCAGGCCACCACTCCCACCGCCCCCGTCGGGCTATAAGCGTTCGTGTTATTCACCGTCACCAGCCCCGAAAAAATCAGCGCCGACCCCGCCTTCGCCAGGTACCCCGCCAGAAAAAGCACGCCCGCCGCCACGCTCAGTGCCGCCGCCACTACCAAATCGCGTCTGCTCATAATAAAATTGGAAATCGGAAATTGGAAATGTCCCTGGAGCTAGCGGGTTTTCACCCCCGCCTTCACCGCCGTCTGTTTCATCTTCCGTTCGATATACGCCAGCATACTCTGCTTCTCGAACGCGATTGCTCGCCCCAGGGCCGCCACGCCCCGTTTCAGCGCCCCGCCCTTGTCCCAGCGCGACTGCGCCGTGTTGGCGATGATCGCCTTCGCTACCCAGCCCGGTCGCGCCGGCGTCGCCCAACCCTTATCGGCGCCCCGCGCTTTCACCGTCCGGTCCGCGCGCGGCGCCCCGCGCTTTTCCGCCAGCGGCTCGAGCCGCTTGATGGCCGGCAGCCAGCCCGCCCGCAAAAACGCCCGCGACCGCAACCGCGCCGCCAACACCACCCGCACCGCCTTCTTCATCGCCGGGCCCCAGAGCCCTGGCTTCCCGGCCTGGCCCCGGCGCCAATTGATAATTCGCCACAACCCGTAACCGCCCGTCTCCGCCAACAACGCCCGGATGCGTTCCGGCGGCGTCTTCGGCGTCTCCAGGACCGCCCGCCGCGCCACGTAAAACGCTTTCGTGTTCACGATCACCTCGGGGTCCCGTTTCGAAAACTCCCGGTAACGCCGCAATGTCCGCGCGAACCCCGCATCCCGCACCTTGAATGTGACCTGGCCTGGCATTGGCGCCCTTTTGAAATCTCAAATCTCAAATCGCAAATCTGAAATCCAAAATTCAGATCCCCTGGTCCGCGTCCACCCCCACAATCTTCACCCAGGCCCCGTCCGCGCTCGGCTCCAGGTGCGCCACCCGGTACGTGTGGCCCCGATACGTGAACGACTGCCGCAACCCCGGCCCCGGCTCCGGCAGTACAGACGTCCGCACATTCAGCGCAATCGTCCATTCGGGCGCGAACCCGCCCTCCCCCAGCACCTTCAGCTCGTCATTCTTCCCCGGGCTGCACGGATAATTCTTCCCGGCCCAGCAAAACGTCGGCCCCCCCAGCGCCCGCTCCATGGTTTTCAGCCCCCGCTCCGCCTCTTTTGCCACCAGGTTCAAAGTTCAACGGTTCAACGGTTCAGGGTTCAAGGTTCCGCGCTTCAACCCTTCAACGCTTCAACGCGGCCCTATGGCCATCCACTGGAACCACCCATTCGTCACCGCGCTCCCAATGACCGCGTTCGTCGCCGACACACTCAACAGCGCCGCCTTCGAATTCGTGCTCGTATTGAACAGGACCGCCGGCGGCGACGCGAAACTCGGGGCAAACGCCAGCGTCGCCGTGGTCGCAATATTGGTGCTATAGGTCACCGTCCCCCAGCCCGCGGACAACGTAATCGCCGGCGCCAGGTTCGTAGCGGCCGTCAAGGTCAGCGCCGTGCTCGAGCTGAACGCCGCCGTCAGCCCGGCCACCGGATAATTCGTGAGAGCCACCAACAGGTTGGTCGCCGAGGTCGCCGTCGAATTCGTCGCCGGAATCTGCGTCGCCGCGTTCACGATATTCGTGGACCACGTCCATGTCATCAGCGCGATCCCATCCAGGAGGATGGTCTGCCCGTTGGTCGGCGTCGCCGTCACCGTCACCGTCGCCGTGATCGAGAAATCATTCGACACACTCCCCCCCTGCAGCGCCGACAACAGCCCAAGCTGTTTATTCGACAACGTCCACCGCGCGTACTCATCCTGGAGGATCGAGGTCGTATCCAGCGACACCGTCGCCCCATTCCGAAACCGCTCCGTCACCCCCGACTTATCCTGCCCGCGCGCCAAACCCGTCAGCATCACTCCCAGCATTCCCATCACTCCCACCACTCCCAAAAAACGTTTCATGCCGTTCCTTTTTCTCTTCAAAGTTCGAAGTTCAATGGTTCAAGGTTCAAGGTTCGTCTTCCTTGCGCCCTTGCGCTATCTCCCCCCCAGGTAAGTCACCGTCACATTCACATTTGTCGTCGCCCCCGCCACCCGGGCCCGGAACCAGCTCCACTTCCCCGTGAGCGTCACCTCCGCGAAATTGGCATTCGTGAAACTGTTCGTGCTCCACTCCACCCAGTTCACGTTATCCAGGCTCCGCCCCAGATACACCGTGTTCGTCGGGCCCACGCTGTTGTTCGTCAGCCCATTCACCACCCAAAACGTGTGATACGTGCTCTTCTCGAGAAACACGCCCGTCCCCGTCACATTCGTGCTCGCCTGCAGCACCGTCGCATTCACCGTCCCCGCCTCCTGGGCCAGGGGGAAATCCGTCCCCTGTGCCCGATGCAGCAACGCCACCGCCGTCAGCACCGCCAACCCCAGCAGCAGCCCCCAAGTCCGATTCTTCACGTCGTTCATAAAATCAGTCCGTCTGGTCCCTTCCCCCATCCGTGTCCATCCGTGTTCATCCGCGGTTAAAACGAAAGAGGCCGGCCAGCGTTGGGCCGGCCGGCCTCGGGAGGTGAACAGGAAGGCAAATTCGTTAAACCAAAATCGACGCCGTCGCGCTCACCGCCGAGCAATCGTCCGCGGTCGCAATCGCGTGAAACGCGATATACCGCTTCGTCCCCGGCGGCAGCTTGTACCGCTTCACCAGTGCCACACTGCCCGTCACGGCCACCCCGGGCACATCCACCTCGATCAACGGCGTGGTCACCGCCAGGGCGCCCGAGGTATCCCCGTGATAAAGCTGGATTTGGAGGTTGTTCACCGTCGTATGGCCCGCAATCGCCGGCACCGAAATCTCGATCTCGATTTCCTCCGGGTTAAACGGCCCGCTGCCGATGTCCAACACCCCCGACGTGTTGTTCGTTGCATTCGGTAGCGCCCAGGTCACCGAGAGCTGGTTGTCCCGCAACAGCCGGGAATTCATCACTTGTGTCGCCATAAAATTTGTTCCGTTATCGGAGCGCCGGCTTCAGCCGGCTTTGACTTTGTTTCTCTGCTCTCTCTGTGCCTCGGTGGTTAATACGCAGTGCCGGCCGCCGTCGCCGTTTCCGTCGAGGAAATCGAATCCGTCACGTGCAACGGAATCCCATTGCTTTCCGTCGGCAATGCCGCGAACCGCAGCGCGTCGGCCGCCGTAATCGCGCTCCCGCCCGTGCTCGAATACACCGGCGTCCGCGAAAGCTGCAGGTTGAGCCTCTGGGCCCTGGTGCAGAACAAATGCGTCGGAACGACGCCCACCGGGAACAGCGCCAGGGCCTGCGCCACCAGCGCATCCGTCAGCCCGGTGTTGTTGGCCGTCCCATACGCCACCAGGTTCTTGATCCGGCAAGCCGACTTCGTGTAGTTGAACGACAGCCCGACAAACCCCGACAAATTGTTCACGAACGCGCGGTATTGCGAATTCGTCGAGACGATGTACTGCGGCATCCACTGCTTGAGCTGCAGCCCCTGGTTCTTGCCGTAGATGAACTCGCAGCAATCCGGCTGATTCACCACCAGCCAGGCCGACGTGGTCGTCGCCCCCAGGGCGCCCGTCGCATTGGCCATCACTTCCATCGTCGCCGGGTCATACAGATAGGTCAGGCCCGGGAAACCGAAATCCGTTTTCGAGGGGTTGCCGTAATAGACCTGGTTGCCCAGGGCGATGAGCTTCTGCTTGGCGATGCCCACCGCCTCATTGGCCAGCACCCAGTCCGCGCCGAACTCGGACGCATCGAGGACCATCTCGTCCACGCGCATCTGGCCATCGAGGAAGAAGCATTGATTGACCCGCTGGTCCCAGCGCGAGGCCGCCACGGCGCTGCCCGTATTGGCCGCGCGGAACCCAGGCGCCGACGGCAAGGCGGTCCGCACCAGGCCTTTATAGGTGGTGCCCTTGATCGGCCGGCCGCCGATCACCTCGGCCTCCGGTGCGAACGTCCGCACTTCCTCGATCACCCCCACCGCCTGGTCCGTCCCGTTCTGCTTGCTGATATCCAGCAACGTTAAAAATGTGTCAGCCATAAAATCTTTTGGGGAGCGCCGGCTTCAGCCGGCTTCGTGAGAATTCGCTGCTTGGCGCCTTTGCGTTAGTTCTTCGGAACGTAGCCGGCCGCCTCCAGGTCCTTCGAAGCCGCCGCCCGGATCCGCGCCATGCCCTTGAGTCCGGTGCTCGGCGCCTTGGCCGTGGCCGGCACGGCCGTGGCCGGGGGCGCACCCGCCGCCGCGGCGATCTCCGCCGCCTTGCGCGCCGCGATGGCGCCCACGCTCGCCTTCGTCTCGGCGAGTTCCTGGGTGAGCTTGGACACCTGCCCCTCGAGGGCAGTCTTCTCGCCCGTCAGCGAGGAAATCGAGGCCTTGGCCGTGACTAGGTCCGCTTTGACCTGGGCCAGCTCGGCCACCACGCGGGAATGTTCCTTTTCCAACTCGGAGGCATTCTCCGCGCTAGCGGAGCCCGCCTGGGCGAGCTGGGACTTGAGAGATTCGTTTTCCTGGGTGAGCCGATCAATCTCGGCATTTGCCTTGCCAATGTTCCAAATCTTAAGCGCCATTCACCCCTTGCCCCGCCGTCAACGCCACCCCTGTTCAAAGTTCAAAGTTCAAGGTTCAACAGTTCAACAGTTCGGCTCCCTGTCTCACATCCCCCCATTGGTGACGCTCGCCCGATAAAACCCCCGCGCCCCGTTCCGGCCCAAAACCACATTCGTTCGCGCCAATGGCAGATTCGTCGCCACCGCCCACACCTGCAGGTTCGAGCTCGAGTACACGACCAGGTGCCACCGATTCGTCTGCGTCCAATTCCCCGTCGGCTGCCAGCCCAACTCAATCCATGGCGCCGGCGTCCCCTTTTGCCCTTGCGTCAGCCACATCGCCGCCGCCGCCCCCGCCGCCATTGCGCCCGTCACCAATCGCTTCACACCCGGGCCCGCGCGTCACCGCTCCCCTCCCCGTTCAAAGTTCAAAGTTCAAGGGTTCAATAGTTCAACCGTTCGTCTTTTCCCTTGCGCCAGCCCTAGTGGTGCCGGCATTCCTGCCGGCATAGGCCGCGCCCTTAGCGTGAGGCTAATCCTGCCGCCAATCCTCGATCACCTCATCCAGCCCCTCCACCAACCCGTCGCACAGCCCGATATCCATCGCGTGGCGGCCGTCGAAAATCTGCCCCTGCATAAACTCCTCGGCCACTTCCCGCCGGTAATTCACCGCCTCTTTGAACTGCCCATAAATCTGGTCCACGTCCGCCTGGACCAGGGCCTTCTCCTCCGGCGTGAGCCGTTTCCAGTACGCTCCCATCGTCTTATACTTGCCGGCCGAGACCTCCTGGATATTGACCCCGTCATTTTCCATCTGCCGGCTGATGTCGAGGTAAGCGCACCACACCCCAATCGAGCCCACGCTCGAGGACCCGGTCGCGTAGAAATGCTGGCACTGCGTCGCCAGCCACAGCGCTCCCGAGCAGCACTCCGAATCCGTCACCGCAATCGTTTTCTTGCTCACTACCGACCCAATCCGGCCGGCCAGCTCGGGAATCCCGGTCACCGCTCCGCCCGGGCTTCGGAAATCGAAAACCAACCGCTCCACCGATCGGTCCCGCAACGCCATGTCCATCATCTTATGGACCGCATCCAAGCCGCACCCGCAACTCGATGCCGGGATATCGCTCGCGTGCGGCACCAGTGTGCCGTGAACCGGAATGACCGCCGTCGCTTCATACACGACGTACTCCCCGTCCTCGAGCTCGTCAGGGTCTTCCTCATCCTCGTCGTCGCTCCGGACCCCGGGCCCGGCGCCGGCCATCCGGCTCTCGAGCACGCGCACCATCGCCGCGTGTTGCGCCCGCGTCACCAGCAACGGCTCATAAAACAGCTTGGCGATAACATGTGGATAACTCTTCATAAGCGCCTCACCCCTTTAGTCCCTTTCGTCCCTTTAGTCCCTTCCCGACCGGAGCTTGGTGTTTGGTCTTTGGTGTTTGTTTCCTGCGGTTCCTCCCCCACCTCCTCCTGCTCCTTGTAAGTGAAGGTCGCCGTCCCAATCTTCCCGAGCTCGAGCAACGCCTCCTGAATCGAAATCCCAAACTCATCCGCCAACTTCTTGGCCCGCGTCAGCTTGTCCCGCACCTCAATTTCCCGCTGGTCCCGCTTCAGCCGCCAATCCCCGTTCCGTTTCTTCTCGATGTCCTCGAGCGTGGACCAGCCCGACTCGAACTCCATCAAATCCGTCTGCGCTTCGTAACGCCGGTCGGCCGTGATATCCGGCGGCCCTTGATAGTGAAGCTTGTACCACTCCGCATCGAACGGCAGTTCCCCGGTCGCCATCGCGCCCCTAGCCAGGCCGTAACAATCCACGCGTCGCATCGCCTTGCGCGGCACCCGCCGGCGCTTGCGCAACACCCGGTTCACCTTATCCACGATCACCCGCAGCGGCGCCCCGCCCACGTGCTGCGGGTCCAGCGAAAAGAACATGTCCCACTCACTGCCGCGGAACGCATCCCGAATCGTCGTTTCGAAAAACGTGTGCGAATTCTCCCCCGGCCGGTTCCAATCAAACGGCGTGAGCTTGCACCCCTGCCTCGCTTTGAAAATGGAGTAGGTCCCGCCCTCCGCCTTGACCCTATCCGACTGCAGCCGCTGTTGCGGCACCACGTTCCCCTGGGAATCTTTGACCGGCAGCCCGTCGCTCCCGAGGACCAGCTCCGAATACTGCGCCGGCGACACAAGCTGTTTAGCCGCATCCAGGTCCCCCGTTTCGTTCTCCTCGATGATAGTTCGGCTGGAGAATAACTTTTGCGCAACCAACTCAAACCGCTTCCGCTCCGCCGCATCCTCCCAGTCGAAAACGCTCGATGCCAGCAGCGAGATCCCGCGCAACTGCCCCGGAAAAACCGGCAAAAACGACAGAAACATCGACCTCGCCGAAATGTCCCTGTAAGTGGACGAGACCACCGGATCGTCATACACCCGGTAAGCAATCGCCCGCGCCTGGTCATCCACGATGACCCCATCAATGATCGGCGCCTCCCACTCCACCGCCGCCGCCACCCTCCACGGCACCGCCGCATCAATCAACTTGTCATCAATGAACAGCGAGCTAGTCCCACCTTGTGTCCCTTGTGTCCCTTCCGTCCCTTGCGGGCTTTGGACTTTGGACTTTGGACTTTGGCCCCCGCCCCCGTTCGGCACATACCGCACCTTGCACGCCCCTCCCGTCTGGTACCTACTCCCAATCCTATGACTAGGAATAATCTGTATCCTAGGATTCCCCTGCCCATCCTCGGTGAGCAACGTCCCCATCTCCCCATCCACTAACCAGGAGATGATTAGTAGTTCCCTATAAGTCTCCGCATCATACGGCGGCCCAGCCAGGTCCAGCACCTGGTGCCATTCCTCGAGCCACGCGCAAGCCAGGTCACCCCACTCCTTATTTTTCCCGCCGAACCGTGGCGTAAACGTATCCACCGCCAGAGTTGCCTGCTCCAGCACCATCCCCATCAACGCCGGATACTTCCAGAAAATGACGCGCGCCATCGAAAGCAGCAGCCTCCGTCCCTGGACCGAAATTGTCCGGTGAATATCATAGTCAACCAGGGTGGTTTGCTGCCTATCCGGCGACGGCGTCGCCGCCTCAATCAGCGTATTATTGAAGCCGTAAGTGACCCCGCCATTAATCGTCTTAAACGGCAACTCCGCCCGTTCCAGCGCCAAATCCACCGACGACTTAATCGCGCTCATAAAACCACAGAGACACCGAGACACAGAGAGGAGAGGACCTCCGAAAACCTCTCAAATCTGAAATCTGAAATCTGAAATTCCCTCCGTGCCTCCGTGCCTGCGTGGTAAAAATTCATGTCTGGTCTTTGCACCTTTGCGCCCTTCGCGCCCTTCGCGTGAGCTCAGTCCTGTCCATTCGGATCACACGCCGCCCGGATCTGCGAATTAAACACCATCCGGAAACTCGACGACCTGGTCACCTGCGCCGGCGGATAATCCTGTGGCGCAATCCGGGAAAGCGCCTGCAAGAGCATTTCGATTCGGCTCGTCAACGAATTCTCGGTCTCACTCCACACCCCCACATCCGCCGAAGCCATGCGCACGGTGGCTTTCCCCGCCGCCAGGTCCTCCTGGGCCGCCCGCAGCTCCGTCTCGAGGTCTTCCCGGTCCCACCCAATAAACAAATTCAGCATTTCACTGCTAGCCCCCGGTCAATGGGGCCCGCCTTCAAAGTTCAAAGTTCAACGGTTCAGGGTTCAACGGTTCAGGGTTTAGGGCTCCCCTCTTCCCCGTTTTAACGTTTTAACGCCTCCCCAGTTGACTATTCTCCCCAGGCAACCGCAGTACCTCCCCCAAGGGCGCCGGCCGAAGGGTCGCGCGCCCTTTTTGTTGCCTGGATTCACCACCGAGGCACAGAGACACAGAGACGGGAACGGGGAAAAGGCAAGCCGCCAAGCGTCACTCTTTTCGGCCCCAAACAGTGACGCTTGCTGGTCCTCTCTGTGCCTCCGTGCCTCTATGGTTCCCTTCCCAAAAGTGAACAATTGTTCCCCTTTAGTGAACATTTCGCGATTTTCGTGAACTTCGGGCCTCTTCCCCGGAAATCAGCCCTCTGCCGTTCGATTACAGACGTCTTTACCACTTGCCCCTTGCTAGACGGTGGGGGTAAAACCGTCCTTGGCACCGCAACGCGCCCTGGCCCACCAGGCACCTGGGAGCTCCGGCGGCGCCCGCCGGGGTTAGTGGCGGCGCGGTGAAACACCCGCGCCGCTTTTCCGTGCCCGGAGCGCGGCCTGTCAGGCCGCAGCCTTACAGACGCCTTCTCCGATCAGACTCCGACCAGACTCCCATCAGACTCCCGGCCGGAACAATTGTTCCCCTTTGCGCCCTTAGCCTCCTCGGCGTGAGCCCCCTCGGGCAAAATAACCCCCCACATTTTCCTTGTTGGACAAGACGCAGCGCCGAAACTGTGCCTTATGGACATTTGGCCGGGAGATTGGGCCGCGGGAACCCCCGTCGAAATCACCCATACGCCTTACGCCGGCGAGCTCGGGCTCGTAGTGAACTGGAAGGCCGAGTGGGGGATCCCTCGCCGGGGCCTGGTCCCGGTGTGGATGCCCTCCTATCGCTACACGTTCTTCTGGTGGATGCCGCCCTTTGGACTGAAGGCATTGGACCGCTTCCACCCAAGCTTTGACTACCTGAAATCCCACGCATGAAGCTTTCCCGCCGCCGCCTCCTCCAACTCATCCCCTTCGCCCCGCTCGCCGCCAAGGCCCTCGCCGGCATAAAACTCCCGGCCCCGCAACCATCTGGGACAGATCCGAAACCCATTTGTCGCCCAATCGGCCCCGGCCCACGCTGGATCTGGACCACCATTGAACCCCAAGTGGAAGTCGTTAGGGACCACAACGGCATCGAGGTCGCCTGGATCTGGTCCAGCGAGCTGCTCCGCGGCGAATGCTTCGCCCACAACCCCATCCAGTTCGGCGAGACAGTCTCTCACAACCTCCGTTCCTATCAGGTTCTACAGAGCATAAACACTCTGGTCACCAACAAGGACTTTCCCCACGGCCACATTTATTGCGTCAGACTGTTGGCCAAGCGATGGTTCAGCGCTCGGGAAGATGGTCCTTTCAAACTCTCGGATTTCTCGAAAAGCTCTGTCTGAACCAACCTCTTCGGCACCCCGAGAATAAACCACCCTCGCCGGTCCTTGCTCGGGCCCCAGGCCGTGATATGCCACCCCTCCTCCTGGAGCCGCCGCGCCGTCTCGCTGAACTCGCTATCCGGCACCGTCCAACCCCTTGCCCGCAGCCCCGTCCTCGGCCTCGGCCTCTCCACCTGCCCGCCACAAATCATAAATCCGAAATCCTAATTGGTGTTTGGTATTTGGTGTTTTTCCCCGTTCAACGTTCAACGGTTCAACAGTTCAAGGTTCAACAGTTCGTCTTCTCCCCCCACTCACAGCTTCTCCCAAAACTCCACCACCGGCCGTAACCGCTCCTTCCAAACCCTTTTCCTCTCCGCCTCCCAGAAATCCCCCGGCCGGCTCACCAACCAATGCACCAGGTCATCCAGCGCCTTGACCACGAACTTCACCACCGGCCCATCGCTCTCGAGCGCATTCCGTTCCCCCTGCGCCACCCGGATCTGACGCCGCAACTCCGCCACCGGCAACCGGTCCGACTCCGCCTTGGCCAGCCACTTCGCTTGTTCCGCTGGCTTCAACCCGGCCACCTCCGCATGCACCGACCACTCCAGACTGTCACGACGTCGGGACAAAGCCACCGCCTGGCTCACCCACGCCGCGTTTCGCAACGTCTGATAGTTAATATGGTTCGCCGCCGCGAACTCCTTCAACTGCCCATACTTCCGGAGCCCGAACGCCGCCCAATCCCCCAGCCACCACTTCATCAGCGCCTCCGCGCGGCACAACTTGCTCCCGACCGCGACCCACGCCTCGTACCCCATCGCCTCCGGCAGCTCGAGCGCGATCGGGGTTAGCCGCGCCTCCGGAGGGACCAACTCCGCCAGGCCCTGTTCGATTTGGGGCGGCTTCATAACATCTCCACCAGCGCGTGCAGTGCCGAACCCCGGACCTCCGGCGCCGAGTCGTGGCACAACGTCGCCAGAGTCTCAATCGCGCGCTCGCACTTCCAAGCCGCCAGCGACAGCGCCGCCTCATGCCGGACCAGGATGGACTGGTCCCTGCAGGCCCGGATCAGCGCCTCGAGCGAGCGAGACCGCGTTTCGTTCGGACACCGCTCCTTCCAATCCCCCAGGATAAAGGCCGCCTCGTGGCGCACTACATCGCTGGGGTCCTGCTGCAGCACTCGGATCACTTCCTCCTCAGCGAAGAAGTCGCCTTTGGCCGCCAGGTTCTGGAGGACCTTCATCCGCTCCGGTGCCGGAAGGAGCGTGGTTTTCAGTTCCACCGGCCCGCACCCGCAAATATTTTCCGTAGTCATAATAGTTGCCATTCTCAATGCCTCCGTGCCTCCGTGGTTTTTTGGATCTGCGCCAAGCTCACCAACGGTGCCCTACCCGCCCGGGCCCGCCTGGCCTTAATCCCCTCGAACCGCCACCGCGCCATAATCCTCAATCCGCGCGACGTCCGGAGCGCCACCAACTTTCTCAACTCGCGACCTGCCTGCCGCGACCGCCGCTCCGCCTTATGCCAATGGCTCTTCCTCCCGGAATGCGCATCAATCAGTCCCCGCCCGCACCGGCATCGCGGCCCGACCTCCCTTTCCCGGGGACCACGCGCGCCCTCGCGCGTCGCGGCCGGCGCCCCCGCCGGCTGCATCCCCTTCCGCAACCGTTGCAACCGCTCGAGAAACAACGCCGCCGGCGACAACGCCCTCTGAAACAAAGTTCCTAGCTTACTCATTGGTATATTACTTATGATTTGCGTAACTCTCCTTAGCGCCCTTTGCCCCCTTTGCGTGAGGCAAGCAGTTTTCGCCGTTGCCCCGCCCGAACCCTCCTCATCCACTGCACCGCCTTCTTCAGGTAGCACGGCCGTCCCGCCGGGCCGCGTCCTTTACGAAAAGGCCCATGACCGCAGCGCCCGCTCCAATGCCCATGCCCGCCCCCGCCATCGGCCAGGTCATACACCGGCAACACCCGCAGCGCGGCCGCCAGGCGCGCGAACGTCCCCTCCACGCCCCCCGGCAAAATCTCCCCGCGCACCATTCGGTGACTGCGGTCATACTGCCACCCATGCTTCCGAAAAATCCTCATCTCCGGAGCCCCTTCCGTCCCTTCCGTCCCTTTAGTCCCTTCCCCCTTTGCGCCCTGGCTTTGGACTTTGGACTCTGGACCTTGGACTCGGTGCGGCCGCCCACCTCCAGCTCCCAATCCAGCGACCTCGGATTCTTCCGAAACCCCATCTTCACCAACCACGGCCGGCTGAACCGCGTCCCCGCGGCCGTGATGATTTTCCGCGTCTTCGGAAACCCCTCGAGCAACTTATGATGCAGCCAGGTCCGGACCCCGCATCGCCGCGCGCTCTCGCGCACGAAACTGTATTGAATCTCAATCGTCGAATTCCCCGCGTGACAAAACCACACGATCCCAATGGGCGCCGCCGTCGATTCATGCCGCGCCTCGATTGTCCGCGTCCCCGGGCACGTGGACTCCCCCCAGGCATAACTCAGCCCCCGCCGCGCCTTCAGCTCCGTTCGAAACCAATTCTCAGTCATTGTGTAGTAGTGCCGGCATTCCTGCCGGCATTCTCGGGTGCCTTCCTGCCGGCATTCTCGGCCGCATTCCTGCCGGCATTTTGGGACTTTGGACTTTGGACTTTGGACTCCAGGCTTTCGACTCTCCTGGGCCTCCGATTCGACAGCCTGCTCTTCGCCCCCGTCTCCTTCTTCCTCATGTACGGCGACGGCGGCAGCCCCAGGTAAGCGCAAATCAGTTCACACCGTTGCGACACGCAGGCCTTCGTAACCCCCCACTGCCGCCCAAACTCCGTCATCGAAACCCCGTCCGCATACCCGTCCCCCGTCGCGATCAGATAGCACCCGAGCGTGAACTTGGAATTCCGCGCATTATGCACCATCAAAATGAGCCGCCGATAAAACTCGATCCTCGACAGTGACGACCGACGCGCCGTCTCTGTCCCCCCTTCCGCATTCCGCATTCCGCACTCCGCATTTCCTGCCGGCCGTCCCTGCTCGTCCACCGCCCCGCTCGCCTCGACGTGCCCGCAGCAATCAGGGCAGATCGCATTCACCGTTTGGCCGCACCGCGGACAGAACCCCTCGAGCAGATGCTCCGCCGGATGGTCGCTGGTCGCCGCCTGTGGCAGCTCCGCTGGATCGCCGCGCGTAATCATCGCCCCTCTTCCCTTCGGTCCCTATGGTCCCTTGTGTCCCTGCCGTCCCTTCGGCCTTCGGATTTCAGATTTCGGATTTCCATCAATCCCCCGTTGGCGTTCCCTCATTGATAAACCCCGAGGGCCGATTCCCCTGCGCCCGCCTCATCTCCCACATCCCCATCAAAGCCCGCAGCACCCGCCGCTCGAGCGCCAGGGCCGCCAGCTCCCCCAAAGCCACCCTCAACCGCCGCACCGTCTCCTCCGCCGTCAGTAGTGGTGCCGGCATTCCTGCCGGCATTCTCGGACGCATTCCTGCCGGCATTTCCGGCCCCTGGCCTTTGGCCCTTGAACTTTGAACGCCCCGTTCCTCCGTGGTTGAAACCTCGGCCGCCGCGCAATACCCCTCCGGCGGCAACTCCGGCTCATACCTCGATTCCTCGGCGGCCGGCTGCGCGGATTTCAAATCTCCAATTTCCAATTTCGGATCTTCCTCCGTGCCTCCGTGCCTCTGTGGTTTCTCCCCCTTGTCCATTTTTGCCGCCTCAGACGAGCTCTCGGAAATGGACATTCCCCCCGCCGGCGCCGCCCTCCTGGAGGCCAGCGCCATCCGCACCTCCTCCGCCGACCCAAACCCCGCCGCTGACAGCACCGGTTCCATCAATCCAGGTCCGAAGGATTCGCCAGCCACCAACCCAGCGCCAGGCCCGCGCCGAAAAACCCGCCCGCAATCAAAACGACAGCCAACATCATGTTCAAAGATGCGGGGGACGAGCTACCCTGGGTAACTCGCCCCCCGCCTGGTTGAATCAGCCCTGCCCGGCATCGCCGGCCGTTGGCTGCTCGTCGGCGACCGGCGCCGCCGCCGGTACCGCCTCGAACCCATCCTCCGCATGGACCAGGTCGCCCACAGTGACGCAATGCGTCTCGCAGCCTCCCACCCGAGGGACCGCCAGGGCTGCGTTGCATGACTCCAAACCCGGCTGCAGGTTGAACAGAGTCCCGGCAACGATTTTCCTGCTGCCCTTCCAGCTCTCACCAATCGCGGGATCCCCTTCGAGGGCTGCCCGACCGTTTCTATAGTGCATGGTCTTTTTTTCCTTTCGTGTTTTTCGTGTCTTTCGTGGTCTCCCCCTTCAAAGTTCAAAGTTCAACAGTTCAAGGTTCAAGGTTCGTCTTCCCATTCACGTCGCGACTTCCGCCTTCTCCCTCGAGCTCAGCCTCTCCATCGCCGGGTCCGGCACCAGGTCAGCCAGGATGGCCCCCAGCACCTGCTGATTAGCCAGGTCCCGCGCGTGATCATTCTTGGACTCCTTCCAAAACACCTTGGTTTGTCCCGTGCGCGCATTGAACTCCGTCTTGCGCACCCGGGCCGCCATCTGGAGCGCGTATTCCTTTTCCATGTCGGCGTCATCCGTATTCAGCGGTTCCTCCCAATGCCCGTGGTCAATGAGCTCCTGCACCTTCTGGTTGAGCTGCGGCTTCGAGAAAATGATTAGCGGACAATACTTCCGGCCAGACGACCCCGAGCCCGGGTCACCCCACGTCATCGGCGCGTAAGCCTTTTGCACCGTCCGCCGCGGCTGCCCCGCCGGCGTCTTTAATCGGTGGGTGAACGAATCCTCATTGCTGCCGCGCACGGCAATCCACCCGTACTTCAAGCAAGCCGCATAAACCCCATGGTCCCCCTTGGGCAGAAAGGCCGAATCACAAAACGCCCGGTTCGCCGGCACCTTGTATTTCTCCCGGAGCACCTCGAGGGCGGCGAACCCGTACGCCTTGCCGAACCCGAGCCGTCTGGTTTTACCGACGCCCCAGGCCCGCACCGACCACCAATACAAATCCTCCTCCTGCCGGTCCGCCGAAAAGAACCTGGCTTTTTCCTCCGGCCAATCCGACTCGATGACGTACTCCGTCCGCTTGAAATGCAGCCCCCCCTTAAGCAGCGACTCCTCATCCTTAAACATCGCCCGCCGCTTCTGGTAGAACTGGAGCTTCGGCTTGAGGTCCCCTCTCCTCTCGGCATTGCAAGCGTCGAGCCACAACTCGACCAGCTCGTCCCACGGAAAATCAATCACCGCCTCCCAATGAAACGAATCAATCTTCCCCTCCCACTCAGAAGGGTGACGAGTGACGAGTGACGAGTGACGCGGGGCGCCTTCTCCTGGGGCCGGGATACTGTTCAAATGATCAGTATCCAGCCCACCACTAGCCATTTGGATAGTAGCCCCCTCCGTTTCAGCATTCTGCCTTCTGCCTTCTTCCTTCCCCCTCAGTGCCTCCGCGCCTCCGTGGTTCCCTCCCCCTCCCCCACTCCGCATTCCGCCTTCCGCATTCTGCATTCGCCGCCACTGCCCCGTCCGATTCCACTCCCCCTTCGTCCGCGCCCCCTCGAGCATCGGATACTTGCAATGCGGGCATTCAAACCGGATCGTCGGCAAACACTTTGGGATGTCCCAGTCCCCGCTCGGCAACCGGTAATGATTCCACGTGATGCCCCAAAAACTCCCGTCCACCCGCTGCCCGGAGAAAATCGGGTCGAAGTACCTCCGACACTCCGGATTCAAACACTGCACCTCCCACTCATGCAACAGCCCGCGATGATAATGCCGGAACCAATCCGACTCCTCCATCTCGACCCCATCCTTAGGCCCTCCCTGTGAAATGCAGAGCACCTTGCTCGTCTGCATCTTCAGGTAATCCCCGATGCGCCCCATCGCCTCCCCCATCTTGCCCTGGTCCCACATCCACACCTCCTCGAGCCGCAAGTACCGGATGCCTTTGGCCTGCAAGTTCCCCAGCGACGGCCCGCGCACATACCACGTGTGCCCGTGGTTAAACAGAATCTCGTCATCCCGCTGCTTGTGTCGGTTCGCCGGGAAGAGCGCCGCGACCGGCGGACACTTTTCAAAAATCCGTTTGATGCGTTCCTCCGCGTGGTCGCTCGCGACCTTCTCCGTCTGGAACACATCCATGTAGGGCCCCGGATCATTCGCCAGCGTCCAGGGACAGAACACATCCCCAATCAGCGACCCGCCGCCCCGGACCGGCTTGAGCACATTCACCCCCCGCTTCCGATCATTCTGGAGCGAATCGAAGATCTGCAGGAAGTGCCGCGAATCCGAGCAATCGAAAAAACCGGTCTTGGTGATGGGCGGCGACAACCACACAAACTCGTGGGCCCACTCCGGGATCGGCCGCCGGTCCCTCGGTACAAAAATCGAATGCCACTCCTGTCTCAGATCATTCGGGCTTCGGATTTCGGGCTTCGGAGTTGCCGTCATTGCCACTCCTTCTCGAGCTGCTGCAAAAACCCAAGCAACTCATCACACAACCGCTTCCCGTAGATCCGCGCCTGCGGAACATCCAAGCCGGCCACGGCCGTCGGGTACTCATTCACCAGGCGTTGCTCCAGGATCGCCACCGCCGGCGCCAGCGATCTTCTAAGCGAGGCCTTCACGCTCGCCTTCGTGACGAGGAGCGCCGCCTTCTCGTCATTGTCGAGTTTGAGCTTACGGATCTCCTCGATCGTCTTCTGGTCCTTGAGCGACGACCCCGGCTTCCGGAGCGCCGCCTCGACATCCTCGAGCCGATAGAATTTGGTCCTGCCCTCCACCCTGGTCGGCGCCACCCCCATCAGCGCCTTATCCAACGTGCGCCGATCCCGCCCGGTAAGCTTGGACAGCGCATTCACCGAATAATCCGCCCCCGCCCCGCTCGGCGCCTCGCTCCGCTCGGCGCCGCCACCCTGCGTTCTGGCGGCCTTGGCCCGCGTCCCCTCGCGCCGGCTGCCCGTCCCGCCGCCCTGGGCGCCCTGGGCGCGCCCGTGCCCCCTCGCGCGCGCAGCAGCCCCTTTGCGCGTGTTGGCGCCCCGTTGTGGAGGAGACTTACTTTTCGATCCTCTCATAGCCAACCCCGCCAAAGCCGGGTAACCTGCCGGCCGCCAAACCGAGTAGATTCCTTGTAATACCGCCCAGGGCGCATATCAGGGTGAGCGTGGGATGATATTGGGACATGCGCTCGGCATAAACGATGTCAAGCAGGTTCAAGCCGCTGCTTTTGCCTCTTCTAGCTTTGGCTCGATGAAGAAGTTCTCCTCCTGCACGATTTCAATGCCGACACTCTTCAGCACTGCCTCATCCAAGCGACCGGCGTCCGGCTTGCTATCCGATAGGATGCGCTGCCGGTCCACCTCTCGCTTGATGCGGATATACTGCTGCAGCGTCTTGCGCTTTTGAAGCGCAGCGATAACAAGTGCATCAGTCCAGTCCTTGAGCAGCCGGACACAGCGGGGCGCGTTCTTGAAGACCAGCACGACGTGCCGCATGTCCAGTGTTTTGCTCTCACCGAACTCCTGCTTGCGATTGGCCTTGGCCCAGGCGGACAAGACGGTCTCGTATCGCGCGATGCGCTCGAGCAACTCGTCCATTTTGCGTTTGAGCTTTTGAGCGGCGAAATCCGCCCGGTTTTTCTTGAACTTTATTGCGTCATGCTGAATGCGGAGCGCGACAATTTGCGCGCCGGCGGCTTCGGCCTGGTCGCGAGTGGTGATTTCGAGAGGAGTCGGATCTTCGGCCATCCTGGCAGTGTCCCAGCGAATCGGCCGCCATAATAGTCAGCCAATGCGGCTAATCCATTCGGGTGACTGACGCGGATTGGAGCGCGTGTTATAAGTAGTCACGAAAATAGTGCACTGTGATCCGGCCCAACTGACTCGCAGGGAGCGCGAAATTGTCGGAGCGCGCGCTCAAGGTCATCCCTACAAGCAAATCGCCAATGATTTGCAGATCTCAGTCAACACGGTGAAAACGCACCTCGCTCGCGTCTTCATCAAGCTCGACGTGCAGTGCAGTCTCGAGCTCCTTCAGCGGATGCAACCGTGCGAATGCGATCAATGCCCCTATGCTATCGCTCCAGCCGATGACCATCGGGGAAGCAAGCTGATGACAGCTCTGCAGCGCACCAAAGGCCGCCGCTAATCGATTCGCACCATAGAGCTAGATAGGCTCTGGACCATTCTTCAGCTCGTCCCAGTGCCTAATGCCGACCTGCTTTTTTACGTCGGTGGAAAGCCACGCCGGTTTCCAATCGAAGTTGTAACCCGTCCTCTCCAGGTCGCGGCCGCGAGCCAGGCCCTCTTCCAGCGCATCAGGGCAATTGCGCACCACGCGCAACCGCCAAAAATCCTCTGAGCGCTTCATTTCATGCTCCCAGTGCGCTTCACTGGGGCTCGCGAAAAACTCGGTCAGCAGCTCAATGAACCGCGCTTCTTCGTCCCGGGTCACGCGGCGTGTTGGGAAAATCCCAACAGCGCCTCGCGCGCGCGCGCGAACGGTTTCGGTTAAGTCTCCACTGCAAGATCGGTTACTTCGTTGCTCTGTTTCGTTTCGTACCCCGGGAAGGGGGGTACGGGGGGAAACCACGCCGGCGCCGACGCCGGGTGTTGGGATTTTCCCAACAGCAACACTTTCAGGCCCGTCAACAGCGGGCAGAACCGCTGCTGTTGGGATTTTCCCAACACCGTGGGCCGAGCCAGGTGAGGGCCTGTTGGGATTTTCCCAACACCCGCGTTGGGGAGAATTTGCTCGCTCTGCGCCCACCGGAGATCGAGTCTCCGGTGGGCCAGTTGCCGTTTTGCCGAGCAAGGGGCCGGCCGCTTGATCTCCCGCCGGCGTCCGAATTGCGTCGCGAACACAACCGGCCGTCGGGGCCCCGGGAACCGGGCGAGGGGCCGAGCCCTCGCCTTGCGGCATCATTGGTGGTGAGTTACCACCAAATTCTACAAAAGTCCTGCGGAGAGCTTCGTCCAGGTCCGGCTCCTCCAGCTCCATCCACATTTGCTCGGAGGCGCTGCTCGGCTTCTTTCTTTGAGCGTCCCAGCGCTCCCAAATAACGTTGATTCCGTACCAGCCGGCCGATCGCCTTTTAGCCTGTCGCGGCGGCGCCATGATAATTTTAAGGCGCTCGAGCTCGTCGATCGCACGGGAAACATCCGCCTTATCCAGCCTCGTGTCTCCGAACCAATTGTCCAGAATGAAACAACGAAGGTTTGGAATCCATGCCCGTGTCTGGCCCCGATCGAACGTCCGGCGCCGGATCGTCCGCAGCACGGCCTGCTCTGCCCGGCTTAGCTTGCAGGTGTCGCACTCGTCATAGAACCGCAGTCGCGCCAATTCGATAACCGCTAAACCCTGGCTCATAGGGTTCGGCTGGCTCATAGGGTTCGGCTGGCTCATAGGGTTCGGCTGGCTCATAGGGTTCGGCTGGCTCATAGGGTTCGGCTGCTACGCCATTTCGCCGGCTTGATTAGCTGCCAT